CCATAGTTCATTCTGGTCAAAAGTTGACGGGTTGAGGAGGCGCCTGGGGTGGAGCGTTTCTGGCCGCTGCCTCAAGAGCGGCACGAATCTTCTTGGCTTCTTCAAGCGCTTTTTTCTGCGTCTCGTTAAGTGTCTCGATGGGGTCGCGGCCACGGTTCTCGGCCAACTGGGCTTCGGCTGATCCTTTGAGGAGCGCTTGCGGGCTTTTCACGTCGGCGATGCCCTTGGTAGCCAAGCCGCTTTCAAGATTCTTTTGCGCGGCGTCCGCCGCACGCATGGCTGTGATCGGATCGATGTTGCCGCCTGCCAGCAGCTTTTGGATCTCGGCCATCTTCTTTTGGTATTGCTCCATCGGCGACAGTGTGGCTTCCTTCATCGCCTTCCCTAGTTCCGCCTGCTTCTTCTTGGCCTCCGCCGCGGCAATAACGGCTTGAGCACCTTCGGCGGCTGCAATCTGGGCGGCTGTGGCGCCGAGGCGCTTGAGGTTGTCGAGTCGCTTTTCGGCGTCTGTCATACCGGCTTGCGACGCCTCTTTTTGCAGGTTGGTGATGTCCTGCTCGATCGTGCGGCGATTTTCTGCGGCGCGGTTGGTCTCGTCGGCCATTGTTAGGGCTTGCTGCGCCCAGTCGAGCTGCGAACCTGTGGCGCCCATTTTTTTGAGCTTTTCGAGTCGCTGGTCCAGGTCGGACGTACCCGCGTCCAAAATTTCGTCGACGATGCTGCTGAGTTCGCTTTGCAATGTCTTCTCTCTTTTCAGTCGCTCCTCGCGCTTTTCATCGTCGGCGTTCTGTTTGGCTTTGATCTCCTGAAGGGCCATGTACGCCGCTAGCTGCTCGTTCAGGCCATCGGAGATGTCCTGGCCGTTGGCGGCTGCGACGACCAGAAGCTCGTTCAGGGCCTCGACAAACGTCGCCGTCTGTTTGGCTTGGTCCGACATGCCGTGCTGGTCGACTGACTTTTGCAATGCGGCTGCCATATCGTCGACCTTCTTCCGGGCATCCTCGGTCGCCTTGGCAAAGGCCTCCATATTGGCGATGCGGTCGGCGGTCGGGTCTTTGCCCGTGAACCACTCAAAGGCCTTGATAAGCCCGTAGGTAATCGCAACCACGGCCGCGATTGCTGCTGCCAAAACTAACACGATCACGGCGATTGCGGCCCACACGGGAAACCCAACGGCGATCAATAGCGCCATCGCGCCCGTAAGCACAGTCACGGCGCCGCTGGCGACCAGAGTCGCGGCAGCCCATATCAGCTTGCCGGCGGCCATCGCCAGTGCCATCGGGGTCATGGCGGTGCCCAGCAGCAAGTAGGTGACCATGCCGACAATAAGCCGGGTAATCAGCACTTGCGCAAGAAATACAGCGGCCACTGCGACGACTTTGAGCGCGACAGCCAGCGCCATGAAAAGCGGCGGTGTATTGACTAGCCAGCCGAAAACCGCGCCCGCGACACTGCCCATCGTCGATAGAACGCCCGTCACACTTTGCACGGCGCCGCGCAATAGCTCCATCGTCTTATTCAAGTCGGCGCTGCGCGCAAACGCGGTCCCAAACGCTTCGTAGGCTTTGGTGACGGCGGTCGTCAGCCGATCGTAGCCGCCGGCGAGCGTACTGGTTGGGTCTTCGACGGTCACCGGCTTTGTGCCGCCGGCCTTCTGAGCCTGTTCGGCGGCGGACGCGGCCCTGATCGACGCGGCCACCATCGCCCCGGTTCCGGCGATCCCGAGAAGCGTTTTGAGATAGCCGCCGGCCGAGGCGTTTAGCTTGTCATATCCGGCCGCGGCGTCCTTCAGCACTCCATGCGCCGACTGAACGACGTTTACCATTTTTCCCGTGGCAGCGAAGACGAGCTGCGTGCCCCGGATGAAGCCGGCGGAATCTAGGCCGATCTTAACTGCCAGGTTGGTGATGGTCGCCATCGTCGATCTTCCTCAGTCGGAGCCCGTAGCTTGCAATCGCAGCAGCGGCGGCTTCTGGTGATTGAGTTGGTTTTTCCTCGTCCTCGTCTGGATCGGGCGGCGGAAGTGGCATGAAACTTTCAACCGTTCGCCGGTCGTCCCGCTGCACGTTCATGTTCCAAATCGTTTGTGCGACTTGAGCCCATGCGCGCCACTCATCGCCAAAAGGCTCCAGCTTTTCGTACTCGATCCATTCCACGATCTCGCGGGCACTGATGGTCGCAAGTAGTTCAGCTACTGAGCATCCGCGCTTGAGGGCGAGTCGGAAGTAGAAGCGTCGGCGGGGATGCTCTCTAAGTTTTTTGCGATTTCCTCCACGTCCTGGTCCGACATGCCGGACAGACGCTGGATCACACTGAAGATACGATCGATTGGCGCGGCGGACTTCGTGCCGAGCCATTCGATGTCGCTCTCCTTGAACAGTCGCCCGCCGTTCTCGTCCACGGCCCCCTGTGCGACCGCCTTGGCTCGCATGTTCTCCAGATTGACCTTGGCACCTTTTTTCTTTGCCTGGACTAAACTGGCCTCGAAGTTGTCACGCTCGCCGGACGTCCAAGCGCGGACAAACACGAACGCCTCCTCGACGGCCATGCCAATCGACCTCCATTCTGGCGTCATTACCTTTTCGGTAGTGATGTCCTGAGCGGACTTGATTTGTTTTGCGGTTAGCACACAATCCACCTTTCTAAGCGACGAGTGACGATGCTGCGGTAATCTTGATCTTGAAAGTGGCCTCTTGCTTCTTGTCCACCTCGGCATCGCCGATCTTGCGCGACATGATCCAGCCAGAGAACGAATCGGTGGCCGCCCCGGTATCGGATAGAATGAGCTTCCAATTGATAATCGTTCTGTTGGCGCGGGTGGTTTCCAGAAATGCGTGTGTCGAGTTGGACATATCCCAGTTCAGTGTCATTTCGAGCTCGCCGGCGCGCTCGATGCCGGCAATCGACGTTGAGGAACTAGCATCCAGGTCGGTCGTTTCGATCTCGTTGTGACTGACTTCGTTTGGCTTGATGCTGATGCGCTGGGCGATCGTAGTGAACACCGAGGAAATCTCCGCCTGCAAAAGCGTGCCCTTAGTGGAATTAACGGCCATTGTGATTCCTTTTCAAAAAGCGCCGCGGTTTAACTGAACGCGGGAACGGTTTCAATGTATGCAATCGTGTATTGCAGACTGGTCATGTAAAAGCCAACGTCGTCGCCGATCTTCGAGTCAATATAGTCGTCAGATTCGCCGTCCAGGGTGCAACGCTGAATCGTCGTTCCGCCCATCAGCCCCCTGTAGCCTTGTAGCGCCAAACGCAACTGCTCGCAGATGTCCTCCACAACGTCGGGATCTTCACCGATTACGACGAACTCGAACTCGGGCACGGCATAGCCGGCCGCTCCGGCCAAGTCGTGTTCGTGTCCGCCAGTCGATCTTCGATACACGACTGCCGGGTAAGCGTCTCTCGATACATTGCCTTGCGGGATTCGCGACAGGTGCAAATGCTTTCGGCCGTTCGTGCCCGTAATCAGCGCCGTTAGCGCCGTTTTGGAAGCCAGGTAAATTCTCAAGTCGCGCCGCAGCGTGCTCATGCCGTGGCCTCGCGTTCCAGGCTCGCGGACAGCCTGTTAATCAAAGCCGATTCAGACCGTTTTGCGGCCAGAGAAAAGCCCCGCTCGATGAACGGATTCGCCGGCCTCCGTCCTGTTCCCTTGACGACAAACGGCGTATACCAGCCAGGCCCCGCCGCCGGCCCGACAATGGCCATCGTCACTTCTCCGCGGCGGTAACTACGCATCGCCGTCGTAACTGATCTACGTAGGTTTCCAGTCTGACCTACGGGCGTCTCGCCACGGATTGCCGCTTCCATCGGCTCAGCGCCAGCGGCAACAGCCTCACGGCCAATCTGTTCGCGCAATGCGCTATTGAGTGACCACAGCTTGTGCCGCAGTTCGTCAACGCCTGTTATTTCCAGCGACGGACCATCCATCTACTTTAGCTCCTTGCACATTAAAATCATTTCCCGCTTACGGCCGTCCGGGTTCATCGGCGGCGACAGGATCGCCAAGGTTCTGTCGCCCATCCGGTCGTGCCATACCAGTTCCATTTTGCTAGTCACGCCATCCGACCACCTGCGCGAAACGCTAAACGCGATCTCCGGCTGAGTCGACTTGGCGTTAGATAACTCTTGTCCGATAAGTTCCTTGACGTTCATGTGGTCGCGTTGGGTGTGCCAAACCGCAACCTTGACGGCTTGCCCGTTGGCGCCTTCGGTTTCAGAAAACCGTCGGATCGACACAATATGTCGGAGGTCTCCTGGTCGCATTACGGGGTCGCATCCGAAATGACATGGATATAAAGCGTCGCGGTAGCGCCGGAGGCATTGGTGATGTAAAACTTGGTAACGTCGAGAGTCAATTTGAACGTGTCGTAGCTGCTGGTGTTCCAGACGTAAGGGATTCCAGCCGCAAGCGCCAGGGTATTCCCTCCAGTGGCATCCGTGGCGTTCGTTTCCAGCGTGATTGCTCTGTCAGAAACGATGATGCAGGACTTGACCGCGCTAACGTCAATCGTGCCAGTGACGAGGGTATCCGTCGATCCGGTCGTGATCGTTTCGCCATCGATAAATAACACGCCGGTTCCAGAGTACGAAGCGCCCGTGCCGCCAATGGATCGGCCGCCGCCAATATCAACGCCCGGGCTATAAGTATGCGTTGCCATCATTTTCTCCGATCTTGGTTTTGAACAGTTGATTCAGGTCGCCGGCGGGGTCGTCTTTGAACTCGCCCGCTTCAAAGCGGAACTCTCCTTTGTACAGCCTGTCTGCCATGTCGATGGCACCGGCGAAGCACGCGAAGCGGACGGCGCCAGCGGCGTATTTCTTGCCGGCCAACTCCAGGGGGGAGTTGTTCTTGTGGCCGCCCAGGGCCGCGGTTAAAGCAATCGCGTTCTTGGAAATTACGGCCGGAACTAGGATAAGAACGGGTTCGACTGGCATGGTTTTTTCATCCCTAAGTGTCTGTTTCTAAAACCCCGTGCCCCACGATTCAGAATCGAGCATCCAAGTAATAAACTCCGGTAGCTTCGTCTCCTCATCGCCGCGATTTTCGTACAAGTAACAGGCCAGCGCGGCAATGGCTTCCTTGATCGTCTCGGGGACCGCGGCAGCGGCGCCGTAGCCTGCCACGAATGGAATCGTGACGGCCGTCGGATGCGATTGCACGGTCGGCCAGATACTCCCGTAAGCCAGGTGAATCTTGCCCTGATGGTCGGTCGGCTTTTCTAGGGAGTAGTTGCTGGCCGCGAATGTTTGCGATGCCCCATTAACGTCCATATAGCTGATCGTGGCGGAAACCAGCGGCGGCTTGGGCATCGGGATCGACGCGAACGGATTGGTATCCGAAGCGCATGGGAAACCGTTGGCCGTCAGCGTCCAAGTCGCGGTGCAGAATTGCCGCTCCAGATACTTTTCGCACTTGCGGCGGGCACGACGGATCATCGACAGCAGTACGGCATCGTCGTCAGCTACCGATATGCGGCACTGATCGCGGACCTCATTGAGCGATACCGGCTCGACAGTCGCGGCCGTGGTGAGCGCCAGGCTGTAGGTCCATTCGTTGGTACTGGCGTAAGACACATTCATTGGGACTTAATGTAAAGGATCGCAACGCCCTTTTTGGCGTTGCCCGCATTTGTGACGTTAATCGTCAAGGTTCCGTGTGCGACAGAAGTCGCGGTCGGTACGACGGTTTGCGTAGCGGTCGCCGAGCGGTTGGCGCCGGCCGCCTGCATCACGTCGTATCCTTCGGCGTCAGTGATCGTGATGTCGTAGTTATCCGTCGGCGCGTCGGTGGCGTCTGGGATCGTGACCATCGCAATCACCTGGCCGTAAAGGGCATTCACGGTAATCAGGTCGGCAGCACCGCCGGCCGTGGAGGTCCAGGACCATTTGATCTTTTTGACGGGCGCGAACGTAGTCTCTAGGACGGTTACGGTGCCGGCCATGCTTCACCTGATGGTTTTTTATAACCGGGATACAGACGAGGTGGAGGACGTGTCGCCAGTCGAAACGACGCCAGCCGCCGCCGAGTAAATGTTGCCAGCTACGAAACCGGCCGCCGCCGTGATTGGAGTCGTGCCGGAAGGGACGTTGATCCGGTTGTTGCTGATGAACGGCGTGCTGGACGCGTGTACGCTGATCGCCAGTGTTCCGGTGGCAATCACGAAGCGGTTGTTGTCGATCACGCCTCGCAGAAGGGCCGTGGCGTTGAGAATTGCTTGAGTCATCT